CCGTCGCTTCTCAAATGTATTACGGCGGCGATGCAAAAGGCTTTCCAGGACTGTCCAACTACGTCGATTCCTCGCTTGTGGTCGATGCAACCGGAGACACCGCCGACACAGGTTCCAGTGTCTGGGCGATCAAATTTGGCCCGATGGATACTCAGCTTGTGGTTGGTGGCGAGGGCCAATTCGGTTTGTCTGATGTGCGAATTGGAGACGTGCGGGACGGCGACGGTAACCCTTACACCGCGTACATCCAAGAATTGATGTCATGGTTGGGGCTACAGGTCCTTTCGAAGTGGTCGGTCGGTCGGATTAAGAATCTGACCGCCCAGGCAGGCAAGGGACTGACAGACAATCTTCTGGCTGATCTGATCGGCGCTTTCCCTGCAGGCAAAATGCCAGATGCCCTATTTATGAGTCGACGTTCACGAACTCAATTGCAGAAATCACGAACCGCAACAAGCCCCACTGGTGCACCAGTCCCGATTCCGACGGAATACGACGGAGTTCCGATTTACGCTTCGGAATCAATCGTGAATACCGAAGCGATTGCTTAATCCGATCGGCTTCGGACTGTTGGGAAAAGTGTAGTTCAACGCCACCCGGCCTGATCAACCGGATTTTATATACCGGAGTAAATAAAATGAGTTTCCTAAGAAAAGACGCCCAACTGAGAGCTACCCGAGCCTTGCCAGCTGCCGCCGCAACGGTCAATGGCGCCGCGATCAAGTTGGATGTTGCAAGCCGCGATCAGTTATTGGCGGAAGTCCAATGGCTGATTACCGCCCCCGCCCTTGCAGTTGGTCAATTAGCGAATGGTTCGACGATGAAATACTCGTTGATCACTTCTCCAAATTCAGACGGATCATCCCCGACTGTAATTTACAAAGACTTGATCACACAGACCGGAGCGGGCGGCGCTGGTGCAGCTGCCGCAACTTCCAAGGTCCGATTGCCTGCGGATGTCACAGGGTATGTTGGGCTGCAGGTAATTAACTCTGCAGCTGCTGACGCAAGTGCCGCTAGTGCCACGCTTGAGGCAGTGTTCTAAACAAATCATGCAGGCCGGGGTTTCCCCGCCTGATTAACGCCTGGGGGTGAGGCCCACGACTCGCCCCCAGGCTATATCTAACCAACTCCGAGGGGCTGAACGTGATCAAACTGTTAACTGTTTGGCTGGCAATCTTGCTGCTGTGTCTGGCTGGAGGCCTGCAAGCCGCAGATGCCAAGGTGAGCTATCCTATTCGCGCAGAGGCCGGAGAATTCTTCACCGTCGATGGGTCCCTGTCTTCTGCGACTGCTGGTGTGGAATGGCAGATTGCTGACGAAGAGGCGGAAGTTTGGTACTCGAAAGATCGACGCAAGTTGCTCTGCAGGGTGCCGACTCCTCGACTGATTCAAATGGTCGCGATTGCCAGGGACACAGACGGACATAACGCCGTCCAGATTGTGACTATCGCGATCACTGGGGACGCTCCAACGCCTGCGCCAGATCCGCCTAAGCCTGATGTTGTCCCGGTTCCTCCAAAGCCACCGACGCCACCAACACCGCCAGACGTCAAGCCAAGCCCTTCACGATTTGGCTTGACTCCGCTGGTGACCACTGAGGCCAGTAATGTCAAGACTGACGACCGGAAAGCGGAAGCGGAACAGTTCGCTGCTTTGTGTCTCACTGTGAGAGGGAAGATTGTCGCAGGAGAGATCCAAGCATCAGAGCCTGCAGCGATTGCCGACACGATTGACGCCGCAGTGAAAACGCTCCCGAAAACCGTCCAGCAGAAGTGGCTTCCAACTTTCGGGAAATGGTGGACTGGTCAACTTCGGACACTCTATCTGGCCGGGAAACTACAGACCAGTAAGGACTGGTCGGACCTGATCGATGAAACCATTGCAGGCCTTCGGGCCGTTCAGTAAGGGGCCACTATGAGCAGTCCAGAAGAACAACAGAACCAGCCTGAGAAGCCTGCAGCGGAATTGATTCCCACAACCCCTAAACAGTGGTGGAATCTGATCGCTGTCGGGTTGCAGTTGGCGAGAGATCCAGCAGGACGACGGGGGCTGTTTGTCCTCTCGGCAGTCTTGGCAATCCTGGGTGCATTAGGGCTGATTGACGGCACTTGGTTTGCAATTCCTGAGATCACTCCTGTCGAAAGCCGCTTCGGTTGGGATGAAGCAAAGGCCTTAGTTGATGCGCCGATCATTGCAGCCAAAATGCCTGTCTTCGCAATCACTGACGAGGATGGAAACATTGCCAGCGGTGCAGGCAAAAACTCCGAACTTTGGAAGTTCGTGAAGACTGCCAATAACGGGCTGCACATTCCGACATGGAAGCAGGAATCTGGCGATTGTGTTTCGATGGGCGGAAGCAATGCTATCGCCTATCGAATGGGTGTACAGATCGCAAGAGAACAGCGAAACGAGCTATTGAAGATCCCTTTCCCGCCATACCTGTATGGGATCAGTCGAGTACAGATCGGGAAGCGACAAATCCGAGGAGCTGGCTCAGTTGGGGCATGGGCTGCGAAGGGATCGCAGAGTTATGGGGTTTATCCGACCGATCAAGCGGCAATTGATGGATTCAATTATTCAGGCCGTCTAGCGGATCAGTGGGGGCAACAGGGTCCGCCGCAACACGTGATTCAGTTTGCCAGTAAATTCCGCATCCGTACCGTTTCGCAGGTGAAGTCATGGGAGGATGTGCGGGATGCGTTGGTCCATGGATATCCTGTTACTGTCGCCAGCAACGTTGGTTTCAACGGAGGTCCTTACGACCGAGATGGGAAGCGATGGCTGAGACCTTCTGGCCGCTGGGCTCACCAAATGTGTTTCATTGGGGTTGAGGATCGACCCGCACGCGAGAAAGGGGCCTACTGCCTCAATTCTTGGGGTGAAGATGCTCACCCCAAGCCCTTGAACGATGAGCCGCGAGGGGGCTTCTGGGTCGACTGGCAAACCGTTCAAAGAATGGTTTCTCAAGGTGATTCCTGGGCTTATAGCGACTTCGATGGATTCCCGGCAGACGTTCTTGCCGATTGGAACAAATTCAAAATTGATCGAATCAAAGCGGGTGATTCTGAAACTGTAGCTGCTGTGTTGGCAGCCGATGTTGAGCCCGTAACTACTGTTAAGGATGTTCGAAAAATGTACGTTAAACCTGTCTCTTACATTTTGTTAAGTTTGGCTGGAATGCTGTTCTCGTTTGTGCTGAGGGTGAGAGCCAATCGAACATTCCGAACCGCCGTCACGATTCTATTGGCCTTGGGGTTGATTACTACTGCTGTTACGACTGAAGCCGGTTACAAAGCCCAGGCCCGGCGAGCTACACAGTACCAAACCTACGTCGCCCAGTGTGCCGGTAATTGCGATCCCGCTTCTTGTGGCTGTGTCAATTGCCAGTGTCCGACGCAACAAGTCGCCCAGTCCCCACGAGCCCGCGAAGTGCAGACCGCTGGCCGTTTAATTGCCGCTGCCGATGTGCCGAGTTCTTGGAACGCCCTGTCTACGCTCACAGATCCGCCGCCCGTAGTTTCCGCGAGTTGGAACGCTCTGCGTGATGTACCCACATCGAAGGCAAGCCCGCCCATTCAAACCTGGAACGCTCTCGCGAGTGTCCCACCGAAACAACCCGAGATTAAATATCGTCGGATCTGTACCGGAACGGGTTGTTATTGGGTGCCTGAGTAATTCAACGCGGGCGCTGGTGCCGTGGCGGTCCCATAAGCCGCTTTCGCACAGTTCGACTCTGTGGCCCGCAATTAGAGGTGATTTCATGACGATCTGGCAACACGCCGCCGCCGCATTAAGTTCAGTTTTCAAAACAGTGAGCGATGAAACGGTCACTTACACGAGAGGCAACGCTTCTAACGAAGAATTGTCGGTGAGCTTTGGCAAATCCGAATTCGAGGCAGTTGGAGAGCATGGCCAGATTCTGGAAGTCATCACTGAAGACATGGTACTCGACACAGCCGACTTGACACTAAACGATGTGGTCGTGAAGCCGCAACGTGGCGACAAGGTGGTCAGAGTCCTGCCGAGCGGAGACACCGTGACTTACGAAGTTTGCCCACCAGACAAATCAATGAAGCCGTACAAGCTTTCGTGCCAGGATTTAAGGTTGCGGATTCACTTAAAGAGGATCGCAAATGGCTGATGTGGAAATCGCTCCGTGTGACGAGGCCTGCGAAGCGATCGTCGCCCGGATTAACACCGCGACGACTTACACGCTTCCCCAGCCCGCCGAATATCTGCCAGTCGTTATTGATCAACTGGAAGAGGTCGACGGATTGCGTGTTGATGTTGTCCACGAGTTTGAACAAGACCTGCAAGAGACACTCGACATCGAAGATCGGACATCACACATCATTCGCATCTGGATTCGTGACAAGCTTCCAGACGACTCGATTGCCGAGGTGAAGTCACGCAATTTAATCGTCCGTAAGATCTGGCAACGAGTCAACAATTTCCATTCCGCCAATGGTCGCGTCAAAGTTTGGGACATTGGAAAGAACCGGGGAGAAATCCCAGGTAAGTTGATGTTAGTCGAGGCGGGTTTTTATCGGGCCTACATTGAACTTCGCGTGGAAGTGGAGCCTCCATGATGGCAGCAACTCGAAGGCAATACTTGACGGGCGACAAGGAACTTGACGCTGCACTCGAACAACTTGGAACCAAAGTCGGGAACCGAATCGCAAGAGCCAGCATCAGAGCAGGGGTTGCAGTTCTTAAGAGAGAGATCAAGAAAAGAGCAAAGGGAACCGTCAAGGACTACATCGGGAGCAAGGTGAAAGTCCTCAAGAGTTCTAAGAAATTAGTTGCGAAAGCAGGTGTCAACGTCGGGAAAGCCGGGAAGATCGACACGCCAGGTCCGCCCCATGCTCACCTGTACGCGATTGGATCGAAGAAACGAACCCGGAAGCGTATTGGAGGTCGATTCGCCTATCTCAAGCGACCGACATCAGCACAACTTCGAACCGAAGCAATGCCCGGAAATCAGTTTGTGGATGAGGCCGCAAGTGCCTCACAGGGTCAAGTTAAAACAGCAATGCACGCTGCAGCCAGAAAGAGCCTTGAACGTGAGGCCAAAAAGCTCGCTAAACGTGCCCGAAGAACCAAGTAAAGGGAAAAATCATGGCAAAGGTCAAGTCAAAGGGCACTGCGTTATTACAGTCGATCAGTGCGGTGTACACCGCGATTGCCCAACTGACGTCAATCGATGTCAGTGGCGAAAAATCCGAAACAACCGAAACGGTCACATTGGACGGACCTGCCCACAAGACCAAAGACCCAACCGGGTACATCGACACGGCCACGATCAAAGCCGATGTCTTGTGGGATCCGGCATTGGCAGGGCATGACGCCTTCCAGGATTTGGTACGCGCTCCGGTTGCCACAAATTTCAAGGTGACCTATGCCGACAGTGGACCGACATCAGAGATTTTCCCTGGAGTCGGTTTCGGACTCGACAAGAAAGCCTCCCCGGGTGACATGCTTCAGGCATCGATTGAGATCGAGACCAGCGGCACGCCCTCTTAATTCAAGCCGAACTTAAAATCGAAAACCCAACTTAATTTAGCATTCACAAGTCAAACTTTTGAGGACAGTTCAAATGAAATGCGTATTCGTGCGAGACGTGGACGTCGACGTTACTACGTTGGACGAAGGCCAGAAGTCAAAACTTAAGTTCAAGAAAGTTCGAGTCGGACAGGGTTCCAAACTCGTGGCCTACTTCCCTTCCGGAACGGAATACGAGCACGCCAACGCCCCGTTCTTCGTTCGTCAAGGAATGGCGGATCCAGCGGACGACGAATGCGCCGAAGCTGCCGATCTGAGCCCTGAGCAACGAACGCAGCTGCAGCACAAATACCGCCGATTAGCTGCGGGAATTCTGCGGGAAGATTTTGAGCTGTTCGACAGTGGTGTGATTGTGGGCTACGAGCAAGATGGATCATACAAACACGGTCCGAACTGGGCCGCCTACCAGGAAGCACAAGCTGCTGAGGCCTTCCCGGATCCCGAAGAAATTTAGTCGATTCGTTGTCCGCTTATCAGTTTGAAGACCTTCATTTCACAACAGGAAAAGACATGAGCAGTGTACTTGAGAGACTCCGGAAGCGACGTTGCTACACACACACGATTGGTGGGCAAACCGTTTATCTTCGAGCGTTGACGCATCAGGAAATCGAG